CTTCAAATCTACACAAAGCAGTAGCGGAACAAACGAAAAAGAAGAAGGTTTGATGATATGGCAGAGATGTACGATGAATTGAATCAAAATCCAGGGATTGATACGGAACAAGAACGCGCCCGCATCAACTATAAACCGATTGAACAATTAACGGAAAAAGAACGAAAAGTCATCATTGAGACGAAAACGACGCCAGATGAGTCAGAAATCATCATTCGGGACGATTATCCGATTAGTGACCTCTCTGACCAGCTCGATGAACTCTATGAGAACATTCAAGAGCTAAAAACCATCATCGAGGCACAAATCCGCGACATCAAGATTGATTTGACGAAGGAATACCCTGAAGCAGTCACCGTCGCAACACTTCTTGGCATCAAACCACCAATCCTGACAGCTGATGTCTACAAAGGATTGTTACTTCAAGAACAAAGCCCAGAAACAGAGTATTTGATGGATATCTGGGAAAGCGAAGCAGAAGACGTCGGCGGGACACTTGCGATGGAATACTATGAAGACGTCCTTGAGATTGAGAAGGATTTCAATCTGAGCTTAGAGTTCATCAACGAGACCATCTTCCATGATACGAATATCGACTATGAGGTCGGTGTGAGTCAAAGCAAAGTGTTGAGTGAGGCCGAACGTGTCTTGTATGAAGAGCGAAAGAAGCTGAAGGAACAAGAAGAAAAACTTGAAGAAGAGATACGAACGGCGACTATCTACCGAGACCCGAAGCGTTTAGCTGAATTAAAGGATGATTCGCGTAAGCTAAAGCAGTTATTGACGGCACTCGAACTTCAAGAAACGATTGAAGAAGAAGGATATGAGACGATATCGGGCAAAATGGGCTATCAATACATGAACATTCGCACGATGAAGCGAAATCTATCCAAAGAATTGTATGCATCCGGTACATATTTAAAGAAAATGTTCCCTTATCACGAAAATGAGCAAGAATTGAAGGATTCGATGCAAAAAGCTAAAGGATTGCTAAAAGTATCGGTTGATAAGCAAAACACCGACAAGCAAAAGAAAAAAGAAGTGATTCGTCAGCATTTGTCCATTGATAAGCGAAAACGTGTCCAAAACAACGTCCTCGACCACATCGATATGACGAAATCCTGGTCTTCGCAATGGAAGCAATTACTCTTAGAACAGGATGAAGCAGACGAAGAACAAGAGATGTTCTTTGAATCCTTGGCTGTTGGCATGAAAGAGACGTTTGATAAACGTTACCAGATGATGCAAGAGTATTATACGGTCAGTCTTGAAGAGGGCTTGAACCGCAATGATAAAATCAAGGGCGTTTTCCAAAAGGAAAAGGCACGAGAAGGATACAAACAAGTCAAGAACCTGATTGATAACTTATGACCTATCACATTATGAAAAGAGGAACTACATATGAAGAAGAAAGCACTTGAGAAAGCCGTCAATGCGTTCAAAACGACATTGAACTTAACAGAAGAAAAGAACCGTTCGCTTGAGCACTTCTATCGTGTCCGCAATGAAAACAAAATCAAAGGGAAAAAAGTTCATAGTTACGTATTCGATGCGCCACTCTTTGAAGAACAAGGATTGATTCTCGTTCCTATCAATGACCTTCATGCAGGTCACAAAGAGTGCAACATCGAGTTGTTCGATGAATACATTAACTACATTCTTGAAACACCGAACGCTGTCACCATTTTGAATGGAGATTTAGCAGAAACAGCGACAAAAGTGTCCGTTGGGAAAGGAATGTTTGAAGAAAACTTTAGTTTTCCCGAACAAATGAAGTTTTTAGAAGAAAAGCTAAAACCACTTGCGGAAGCAGGTAAAATCCTTGGATGCGGACCAGGGAACCATGAAGAACGGATTGCTAACATGATTGGCATCAATCCAATGGAGATGCTTGCTGAAAAGCTAGAAGTTCCATATTTCGGGTATCAAGGGTTCTTCCGTCTGACAGTTGGCAAACAAATGTATAAAATCATGGCATTCCATGGAGCAGGTGGCGGAGCAACGACAGGTTCTAAAGCCAATAGTGCTGAGAAGATGAATAAAGTCTTAGCAAATGCCGACCTTTATATCTCTGGGCACACGCATGGTCGCCAATCTCATACAGACCTTATCTTCACGATGGATGATGCGACTGATATGCTTCTCCCACATAAGCGGACCTATGTCGTCGGCGGAAGCTTCATCGAATACTGGGGAAGCTATCCCGAAATGAAAGGACTCTCTCCTGCACTCACTGGTCTTGTTCGTTGCGAACTACGAGCAGATTGTAAGGATATTCGAGTCGATATTTAAAGAATAGGAGTAGTCGTAGATGAATCCAATAAACATGTTTAAAATGAAAAATCTACTTCCTAAACGTCAAAAGGTAGAAGAGGCTGGCGCGGCGCGAGACCCGAAAAAAACGGGTATCAAGGCGGTCAGTCTTCCACTGACGTCAGGAGGTTCAGGGGCAGGCTTTGAAGAAAGCCCGATTGACCTAGAGCAGGTGTCCCGTGCCTATCATTCTGATTCCTATATCCGTCGTGCAGTCGACCGTGTTAGCGCGGGCATGTTCAAATCAGGGTGGGAACTAAAATCAGGGAACGATGCCGCGACAGAATATGTCTGGATGCGACTTAAACTGATGGCAGAAGCAACGGAAATCCCGACAGACGAATTATTGCGTCAAATCGGTCGAGATTACATCCTTTTCGGTAATGCTTACGTCTTAAAGGTGCGAGCGAAGAAATCCGTACAGGTACCAGGCGTACAAGCCATCGGGTATACGAATAAACAGCCGATTGCCGGTTATTTCCCTTTACCACCGACTACCGTCACCATCTCTCGGGATGAGAACGGGAACGTCGATGCATATCAACAGTCTGCTGGTGGTGGGTCCGGTGTCGAATATGCGAAAACAGAAGTCGTACATATCCCATATCAAAAACCAACAGGTCGTGCTTACGGCGTACCTTATATCCATAACGTCTTACAAGACGTTCTCTTACTTCGTCAAATCGAAGATAATGTCTATCGTTTGATTTACAAACATTTGTTCCCAAAACAAGTATTAACGGTTGGTCTTCCAAAGGATACCTTTGAAGCAACGGAAGAAGAGATTGAAACGGCGCGTGAAGAGATGCGACTCATGTCAACGGATTCGATTCTCGTCGTACCGGAACGTTATAAGTTAGAAGCAGTCGGAGGAGACTCTTCTGTACTCGATGTATCGAACTATCTGAAGTATTTCCGTCAACGGGTTTTTACAGGGCTTGCGGTCAGTGATTCTGTCATGGGTGTCGGGGATACCGCCAATAAATCAACATCAGACAATATGTCTTCTGATTTGAATGATGTTGTCAAAGACTTTCAAGAGAATTTTGCGATTATCGTCCAACAAAAAATCATCAATGAATTGTTATTCGAGGGTGGATTTGACCCGACACTCAATCCTGAAGATGAAGTCATCTTTAGTTTCACGGAAATCGAACAATCAGCGAAGATTGCACGGGAAAACCATGCGATTCAGTTGTTTACACAAAATGCCATCACGTTTGAAGAAATGCGTATGGAGATGAACCGTGACATCACAGTCGATGAAGGACGCCTCTTCTTCCAGATGATTACGGCGACACAAGCACAGCAAAATGTAGATTCAGAAACACAGGCGGCGATGAACCAGACAGACAATCAGAATCAGCCAGAGAATCAAAATGGGAAACAATCTTCTCCGAATACGAAGAAACGGGAAAACGGCAAAAAATCAGGAATTTCCGAGTCTTTGGAAAAAGTTGAAGAAAGTAGCTTGACGAAGAAACCACAAGTGGTTAACTTAACGAGTGAGTTAGGTGTTGACCAATTAGAAAAGTCGTTGTCGAAACACTGGGAGTCGTTACGAAGCGACTTGACTTCAGAAGACGTCACTGAAAAACAAATCGTCTTTGGAACGAAGATGCTCACAGAAAGTATCGAACCTCGGGCAATCCGACTTGTCAAAGAAGCAATGGAAAAAGGAAGAAGTCAATCTACGAATGTCGAGAGACACAGTGCGATGGCAGTAGAAGCAGATGCATACATAGTTAAACGCATGAAACAAGCAAATGCACGACTGTTCAAGAATCTAGAGGAACGACTCCGGTCGTCGGAAACCAAGGAAGAGCGTTCTCGAATCTTTACTTCATTCCAGTATCGTATTGCATTGATTAGCAAATCGGAATTGTTCACGGCTTATAACATTGGTCTTTGTCTAGCCGCAAGAGAATCAGGTCTTACATCAGTCACGTGGAAAGCAAATGAAACAGCTTGCGCGCTATGCAAGGATACAAAGCAGATTTCCCTGACCGAAAAGGATTGGATGAACCTTGTACCACCACACCATCCTGGTTGTGAGTGCACAATCGAATCAGAAGTAGGAGGTCAACTATGAATATCTTGAAGTTTAACGGGCTCGATATCGACCCGTCGAAGATTCATGAGTCGACACAAGTCTCCTTGTCTTTTGAAAAGCCACAAATCCAAATGAAAGAAGCGTTCGGTGACGAGCGTTTCCTTCTCCCTCGGATTGAAGCGATTCATGCAGGGGCAACACGCAACGATACCGTCTACCTTCGGGAAAAATTACGGGGCGATGCGGAAATCAAATCAGGCGTGTACTCATGGTTACACCCATATGCAAAACCTATCATCTACAACCATGACGTGAATACGAAAGCAACAGGTCGCGTGCATACGGCGGCATTTGCTGAGTATACACAAGCAGGACGTCCAGGTATTATCGTGGTACCGAAAATCACTGACCCTGAAGCCATCGATGGCATCCTAGGGGAACGATTACTGACGGTATCGATTGGGGCAGAGACGGATTCCGTCATCTGTTCAGAATGTGGTACGGACATCGTAAACGAAGGGTTCTGTGGACATATGAAGGGTGAGAACTATAGCGGACGGCCAGTCCAATGGATTGCCGGAAACCTTTGGTTCGATGAACTCTCGTGGGTGAACGTCCCAGCAGATAGCGATGCGATGATTGTCGATTCACAAAGCAGTGTCATGATGGCACACAGCACAGAATCTAAAGGCATCATCACATTAGGCAAAAAACAAATGACAAAAGAATCATTGGTGGGCATCGAGAAACATTCAGAAGATGACATCATTCTCATGGAAGGAGAACTTGCAATGACGGAAGAACAAATCAAGGCATTACAAGAAGAGCTCGAAGCACTCAAAGCTGAGCAAGCAACAGTCAAAGAAGAACTCGAAACAGTGAAAACAGAATTAGAGACTTCAAAAGAATTGGCAGAAACGTTAAAAAATGAAAAAGATGCGTTGACAGAAGCTAATGAAAAGGTTTTGGTAGAAAAGGAAGAGTTAGTTAACTCTACTACTGAACTCCAGGCAAAACTCGACGAGTCGACACAAGCTATCTCGGAGAAAGAGGAAGCTCTTACAGCTCTTGAAGAAGAGAAGACTTCTCTTACAGCGGAACTTCAAGAAGCAAAAGATTCTATCTCTCAACTTGAGACAGTCACTGAATCGCTTTCATCTGAACTGTCAGAATCACAAAAAGACCATTTCGCGACATTACGTCTTGCGATTGGTAAAGAAAGTACATATGAAGAAGCATTGAAGAAGACAGAAACACGGGAATCAGCTTCGATTAAAGACGCTATCTCGGACATGAAAGAAGACCTTGCAAAAGGTGATGTTCAGTCATTGGGTCAACTTCGTCAATCAGTAAAACCTGGAGTACAAGAACAAAAACAAATCAAAGAAGAGACACTTACAGCAGAACAAGCACTTAAAGGTTTGTTCGGCGGAAGTATCTCTAAGTAATCTGAGGAGGATATAAAATGGGTCTTTTTCCAAACGTAAATGATTCATATCAGTTCGGCGGTAAAACGCATACTGGACTGGTCGTTTCAGAAGGTAACGCACCTGCTGAACAATTCAAAGTAGCGAAAGACAACAACGTTCGTAAACACCAAGATGGTTCGGTCATCGCACCTGAGTTTACATATGTGTTCGGTCCAGAAGGTAACCAAACAGTTCTTATCGCAAAAGGTAAAATCGTAGAAGCAGTCGCAACTGAACTTGACCGTGAGTCAGGTCACAAACATACAGCTATCCGTGTTGCAGATGAGAACTCTACTAAAGTAATCGGTGTCAACCATCACAACGTCTATGAGCAACGTCGTGACAAAATGGAAGGCAACCTTCCAACAGTCATCCGTCGTGCTTACATCGAAGTTCCACTCTTCGAGCACGCTGTTCCTGCAACAGCTGAAGCTTTTGCTAAAAAAATGCACTTCGGTGCGGCTTATGGTCTTAAAGACGGTCTTCAACCTGGTGACCGCGTCAAAGTTGGTAAGAACGGTAACTTCGTTAAAGCAGTTCTTGATGGCGACACTCCAGACTCACCATTCGCTATCGTTGGTCAAGTTCTTGCAGTAGAACGCGAATTGCCACCAGCTGGATTCCTTCAGTACTTCCTCGACCTCCGCAACCCAGAGCTCGAAGAAATGATTAAAGCAATGTCTCACGCACCACGCCCAGCAAACGGTGAATACCCAATGGGTTACCCGTACACAGCTAAAGGTTGGAAACCAGAATTCGAGAAAAACCTCGTTGAAGGTTCACTCCTTGGTTCTGATAAAGGGATTCCTTTCCTCACCGACGGATTCTTCCGTGCGAAGAAAGTCCTCACTGGCGTAGACATCAAAGATATCTATGATGCAACAGCTAACAACGATGGTACAGTCGAAGCGGTTCGTCCTTCTGGCGACGTTGAGTTCGACAAAGCTACTGGTAAAGTCACAGTCGGTGAAAAAGGTGGAGCACTCTTCATCAAACTCCGTCACGCTATCGACAAAACAGAAGCAAACGCTGTCGTCGTTAAAATCGATGGTGAAGCGGTTAGTGCAAAAGACGTTCACGTCGACATCCAAAACAACACAGTTGTTGTCTATCTTGATGATGCAGTCACAGCTACAGCTGTCACAATGGACATCAAAGCTATCGTAGACCCAGTCGCTGGTATCCCAACATCTTGGGACCATGCAGGTTCGGTCGGTGCAGTTCGTATTCAACTTCTAGGTTAATCAAGTGCGGGGAGGCAACTCCCCTTGCTTTTAATGTAAGACATCTATAACACATATCTAGTACTTACTTAAGAAAATCGCAACAGTATATATTAGGAGGACCTACATAATGGAAGATAAACAACTTAAACTTGTCGAAAATTACTCAAATATGATGAAATTCGGTAAGACAAAAGAAAACCGTGTATCGGTACACGAAGCATTAACAACAGCAGATGCAAACATCTTGCTCCCGAAAGTTATCTCGACAGTTATCCTTGAAGCGGCAGAGCCACTTTACTTGGCTTCACAATTCTTCAAAGAAGTTCAACTCTCTGAAGGTCGTTCAATGGAGTTCATCCACTTCGGCGCTATCCGTGCATTCAAAATCGCGGAAGGTCAAGAGTATCCAAATCAATCGCTCGACTTCACTCGTGAAGGCGCTGGCTCGGTTGACGTCCGTATCCACAAATACGGTTTGAAAGTCCAAATCACAGACGAAATGATTTCTGACTCTCAATGGGACGTCATCGGTCTTCACCTCCAAGCGGCTGGTCGCGCAATGGCTCGTTTGAAAGAAGAAAACATCTTCCGTGAGTTCTCTACACACGGTCACGTCGTCTTCGATGCAAAAGAATACGCTCCTGGCGATGAAGGGTATCCAAAAGGTCGCGGTTTCGACGGCGAACTCAACGGTACACTCACTGCTGACGACTTAATCGACATGGCAGTATCAATCATGTCTGCTGGTTTCACACCAACTGACATCATCATGCACCCACTTTGCTGGGCACTCTTCGCGAAGAACGAAGCACTTCAAGGTTCTTCAGTCGCGGCATTTGGTCAAGGTCAAGATGGACGTGACCCACGTGCATTCGGTACATCAAATGCACTCGGCTTAAACATCATCTTCTCTCCATATGCACCATTTAACCATGCAGAGAAAACATTCGACTTCTACATCGTCGACCGTAACAACGTTGGTGTCATTCTTACGAAAGAACCAATCTCAACTGAGCAGTTCGATGACCCACTCCGTGACATCCAAACGCTTAAAGTCAAAGAACGTTATGGCGTTGGTATCTTAAACGGTGGTCTTGGTATCGCGGTTGCTCGCAACGTACGATTCCTCAAAACATGGCCTGCTCCAGACCGTTCGTTCGAGGACATGAAGCTTCCTAGCGACATGCAACCAAAACTCGCTGACGGTTCTGCTAACCCAGCAGTCAAGAAACACGACGAAATCTAATAGCTAAACCCCTATAGGGACCCTTCTTATGGGGGTCCCTTATTTTCATATCCAGGAGGAAACTAATCATGAAATACATCGAAGTAATGGTATCAGCTTATTA